AGTTCGCCAAGTTTCCCGCTAGACGTAAAAGGAACGGATCGTGTTATTCGTGTAAACACGAGTGTCAATAACGCGCTTATTCGCTTCTCATACCAAGATACCGCCAAGTATTCGCTCGGCTACAACAACGGCACAGGGTTTATCCTCTACGATGATGCAGCCTCCGCATATCGCTTGGTTGTTGACTCCTCCGGCAACCTCGGCTTGGGGGTTACTCCTAGTGCTTGGGGCGGTGGTTTCAAAGCGTTTGAACTTGTTGGTGGTTCTGTGTTTAGCGGAGCTTCAACAAACTTAGGCATTATGCAAAATGCCTACTATGACGGAACAAACTATCTTTATAAAACAAGCTCAACAGCCGCCCGTTATTTTCAAGTAGGTGGGCAACATATTTGGTACAACGCACCCTCCGGCACAGCAGGTAACGCCATCAGCTTCACTCAGGCGATGACGCTTGATGCTAATGGGAATTTGGGTGTTGGTACAACAAGTCCTACATCACGTTTACAACTCACAACAGCATCCGGTACGTCATCCGGTATCCGTATCAACCAAACATCAAACGGTGATTGGCAGATTTACAACCCTGCTTCATCAACAGACCTTCGTTTTTATGATGGTACTTCTGATCGCATGGTGTTGACTACTGGTGGTAACTTGCTGGTTGGTACAACCACGCCCACAGCAAACGCAAAAATTACAGCTAGCGGTGGTGTTTCTTTAGCTGGTCGTGGAACAAGTTATGCACTAATTTATCCAGATTGGTCTGTTTATAACTCGACATCTGGCAATGCCTTAGTTTTTGACAACGGCTCAGAACGCGCCCGTATCGACTCCAGCGGTAACTTGCTGGTGGGGACAACAGCCACCATTAACGCAGCTAAAGCTCTGTTCTCTTTTACAAGTTCAAATAATGGACTTTATTTGGATGAAACAAGCAATACAAGCGGTACTCAGTATGTGCGTTTTAGCCAGAGTGGTACAACAACAGGTTCTATTACCCGTGTAACCACAACAAGCGCAGTCACATATAACACAACTTCTGATTATCGTTTAAAAACATTGATTGGCGATCTCCAAGGTTCTGGCGAGCGAATTGATGCTCTTAAACCAGTGGAATATACGTGGAAGGACACCGGAGTTGTTGCTCGTGGTTTCTTTGCCCATGAATTCCAAACTGTATATGAGCACAGCGTAACAGGTGAGAAAGATGCTGTTGATGCTGATGGAAACCCTGTTTATCAAGCTATGCAAGCAAGTACAGCAGAGGTCATTGCGGATTTGGTTGCAGAACTCCAATCGCTCCGTAAACGTGTTAAACAACTTGAAGGAAACTAATCATGGAAATTACCTGGAAAATTACACAATGTGACAGCCTCACTTCTGATGGTTACATCACAACAGCACATTGGACTGCAACAGCGGTAGACGAAACCTACACAGCTTCTATTTACTCCACTTGTAGCTTTGGTGAAGGCACTCCTTCAATTCCTTACGCCTCGGTTACAGAGCAAGAAGTCTTGAACTGGTGTTGGGCTAACGGTGTTGACAAAGATGCCACAGAAGCTGCTTTGGCTGCTCAAATTGAGCTGCAAAAGAATCCTGTTCAACAAACTGGTTTGCCCTGGAACTGAGCATGACTGAACATCAAGTGGATACAATGACAGCAGTGGTAACAAAGACAGCTCCCCCTGTGGGGGTTTCTTTAGCCACTGTTGCTGGTTATCAAGTGTCAGAACTAGTTCTTTGGGCCACGTTAATTTACACCGTTATGATGATTGGTCATAAGGTGTATCAAATTTACAAAGAAGTAACTAAGGACTAATATGCCTCTCATGCTCCTAGGTTCGATTAACACCATTATTGGAGTTATTCAACAAGGGTGTGAGATGTACACCGAATATAAAGACACTGTTGCTGAAACCGTTGAGCAAGCTAAGCAAACTTACGGACAGGTGATGGAAATTAAAGAGGAAGTTACAGGATTCTGGGGCTTCCTTATGTCTAAACTGTTTGGTAAAAAAGAGCCTGAACATCTTCCAGACATAGTGGAAAAAGTTGCTCCAACTGTTGTAGCTGACGGTCCTCCTGACCCTCCTCCACAGCAGCTTGATGAGTTTGCAGTGTATTCCAACATTGCTAAAAACCTAATTAAATACTACCGTGTATTGGAACAAATTCAAGAAAAACTTCGTATAGAGGAAGAAAAGAGTAAAGATCTTGACAACGATACTGCTGTTAATGACGGTGGTATTATGCGTGTCATCATAGAAGATCAGCTCATTAAAGCTTCAGCTAGACTCAGAGAAGTGATGTGTTGGAACACACCTCGTGAGCTTGGAGCCCTTTATGAAAAAGTTACAGCCATGCGTTTAAAAATTATGGATGAGCGTGAGGCTGTTCGTGAACAAAAACGTAAACTTGAACAGGCAAAACGATGGCGACTGGAACAACTACAAAGCAGAATCAAACTAGAGCTGGGAATGGCTCTGGTGGCTTTTCTGGGAGTACTACAGGTATGGGGAATGTGGATCACTCTAGTAACTCATCGACCATTGCAATAATTGCTGCCATAACAGCGGTGGCTGCTTGTTTTCTGCTAGCTCCCATCTTTCTAGATATGTATCTACGAAGTGACCAAATTCTTAAGGAAAATAAGTCGGTAAAAGCTGATGTCGTTGCATTGGAAAAGAAGCTAGATAAATTTATGAAAGACAAAGATGAATGATTTATTGAACATTCTCAAGAACGCTGCTCCTGCCTTAGCTACAGCAGTTACAGGTCCTTTGGGTGGTATGGCTGTTAAAGCCATTGCTGACAAACTAGGTGTTCCAGCTTCTGTTGGTGAGGTTACAACAGCCTTGCAACAAAACCCTGAGCTGGCTCTTAAACTGAAAGAGATTGACTGTAAAGAGTTTGAAGTTGAACAAAACAATTTGACAGCGCGTTTGCAAGCTGACATGGCTTCTGACTCTTGGCTGTCCAAGAACATTCGTCCAATGACTCTTATTTATTTATTGACAGCCTACACTGCTTTTGCCATATGTTCTATGTTTGACTTAGAAACTCGCGGCGCTTATGTTGAGCTGTTAGGTCAATGGGGCATGTTAGTAATGTCATTTTATTTTGGTGGTCGTACTCTTGAAAAGGTTATGGGAAAAAAATGAATGAGTTTCAACGTGAAATAATTAAAATTGCCAAGTGGATGGCAGGTACATTGTGTTTTGTGGTAATTGCCATGACAGTGTCTTTGCTTATTGGTTTGTACATGCCTAACAGTGTCATTGACAACAAGGATGTATTCCCCATCATTGCTCCAGCATTTTCTACCATTGTTGGTGGATTTATTGGTTGGTTGGCAGCTATTAAAATTAACAAAGCATCAGAGGACGACAATGAATCTAAGTGAGCACTTTACACTTGAAGAAGGTACATACAGCGAAACAGCCGTACGTTTGGGTATCAACAATCAACCCTCCACTTTGCAACTTCAAAACATGAAAGTTGCCGCAGAGTCTCTTGAACTGGTTCGTGAAAAAACTGGTCCTTTGCGTATTAATTCTTGGCTCCGTTTACCTGATGTGAACGTAGCTGTTGGTGGTTCTAAGGTGTCTAGCCACATGGATGGTTGGGCAATTGACGTTAGTTCCTCTAAGCACACTCCGTATGAGCTGTGCCAATTGGTTAAACAATCTGGTTTAAAGTTTGACCAAATGATTCACGAGTTTGGTCGTTGGATGCACATTAGCTTTGCTCCTGAAATGCGCCAGCAAGAACTCACCATTTTTAAACCAGAAGGTAAATATAAACCTGGTATTCTCACTGAACAAGAATATCATAAAGCTTAAGGAACACAATGTCTACATCCGGTACAACTACATGGAAGCTCAATCGCAACGAAATCATTTCTGCTGCCTTGCGTAAGCTGGGGGTGTTGTCTGGTGGTAGCACTCCTGAAACTTATCAAATTACAGATGCTACACAAGCTCTTAATGCGTTAGTTAAGGGCTTGCAAACAGACGGAATGCCTTTGTGGGCAATCAAAACCTTTACGTTTACCACTGTAGTAGGAGATGCTGATTATCCTATTGGACCATCTCAAACACTAAACACTGCTAAGCCTTTGAAGATTTTCCAAGCTTGGCGCAATCAAAGTTCTAATTATTCTAATGTTCCTTTGAACATCTACACCAATTACAACTACGACTTGCTGCCATTGGTCAATTCTTCTGGTACACCTGTTAACTTATACTTCCAACCGTTTAATACGTATGGTATGATTAACTTGTGGCCTAAGCCAAACGATGCTACAACCACAATTTCTATCCGTTATCAAGCTCCTTTTGAGGACATGACTAGTGATACAGATGATCTGGACTTTCCGTCAGAATGGACAGAAACAATCATCTACCTGTTGGCTGTTCGTTTAGCTCCTGAATACGGTATTCCCTTAATGGATCGTCAGCAATTGAAGAAAGAAGCTGATGAACTCCACGCTACTGCTCTAATGTTCGGTACAGAGGAGGGTAGTTTCTTCTTTCAACCCGACACTGCTGGACGTAAATAATGGCCTATTCCAAAGCACCAGCTATTAGCACATACGAAACAAAACGAGTTAACTTCTTTCAAACAGGTAATCCTCGTGCTCCTGGCTACCCAGCTAATGGGTATAGCAGTGCCGTGGATTTAAAAGACCGTGACTTCCGTCTGTTAAACATGATGGTAGAAGAGGTTCCCAATCAAACAGGACAATCTCCTGAGTTTCGTTTAAAAAGTCGTCCTTTCTTGGTGAACACTGCTGTAATGGCAACTCCTGAAACACCACGCGGCATCTATACCTACAAGAATTCTCCTGTAGGTCCTGGCGGTCAGGCCGAAACAATTTATCGAGTATCTGGTAATAAACTGTACAACTCTAAGAGTTTGACCCCTCTGGTTACAACATTGTCCACTTCTACAGGACCTGTGGGTTGGGCAGAGTTTCTTTCCAGCACTGGAACACGTAGTCTTATCTTGGTTGATGGTGTAGACGGATATGTCATTTTAACAGACACTTTGGGTGAAACAATTTCTTGTGCGAAAATTACTGACCCAGATTTCCCAACACCACACATTCCAAATCCAATTGTCATTGATGCTTATTTGTTTCTTGCTAAGGCAAATACAAACGACATTTACAATAGTAATCTAGATAATCCATTGCTTTGGACTG